ATGCAATCCAAGGCCGACAGGGCCATCGCCTTCGCCCTCAGTGTGCTACTGACGATCGGGGGCGGCTTGCTAATCGCATACCTCAGCCAGCCCAAGGCCGACCGAGACCGCAGATTGCTGAGTTGGAGTTGGTGGCTCTTGGGCGCCTTGGTGATCGTCGGCGTTCTGTACTACCTCCTATGGCCCGCACTGACAGCGCTAGCAGGGGTTCGAGCGGGGTGGATACAGCGGAGCAGGGCACGCCGGGCAGTCACCAACCGCAATCGCAACGAGCTGCTGAAGGCAGAGTACGGGTCGGGAGATGTGTGGATCGACGTCACCGACTTGGTTCGGGGCTTCATCGCTTCTGGCCGAACCAACTTCCTCGTCACCAACGATCTGATGGGAGACGATCCCGTGTTCGGGCAACTCAAGCAACTGAAGTTGGTCTACAACATCGACGGGATCGAACAGCCGGTGGAGTACAACGAGGGGACGCTTGCGACACTGCCGGTGCCGTAGCACTGCACGGAGGGGGTGCAACAGGGTTCCGCCGCAGCGGGGCAATCCGACGTACGGTTCTGCCGATGCGACACGGGTTCGCCTCGAAGTTCATCGAAGTCACCGGACGACCACTGACTTCGATCGGCAAGCACGAGGAGTCGGAGTCGGTGGGGAGGATCGGCGGCGAGTTTGCCGGACGAGGGATGCTCCAATCGGGCATCTACGGGTCAGCGTTGAGCGATGCCCGGTTTACGATCCGGCTGCGTCGGTTCTACAACCGGCTGGCGGTCCTTCTGATCTTGTTAGCAGCCGCTTTCGCAGCCGTGGCCGCCTACACGGATAGGAAGTGGGCCGTGGCTGCTGCCGCTGCCCTTGCCGTGCTCGCCGGTGGTGCGGCGTTGCTCCCCCGACTCAATCGCTGAGGGTCTCCGATCAACTCGCCCCGGCGTAGATGCGGTGAGGTACCGGAAGGTGGTCATGCCGGGCCGAGATCCTCTACGACGATCGACCCGTTGCGCCCGTCTGCGCCGAGGATGTCGACGGTGCCGCCGGTGGATGCGATGCGTGCCCGGCGGGTGCGGTTGGCGATCGGGCCAGCCCCGGTGACCTCGACGCGGACGGCGACGAGGGTGCCCTGCTCGGTGTTGACCAGGCTCTGCGACGAGCGGTGCACCACGGTGCCTGAGCCGTTGTCGATCTGGAGAGTGACGATCCCGCCGGTGGTCTTGCTGACGGTGACCTGCACGGTGGTGCGGTAGACGCGGTTGGGTTCGGGGTCCCACGTAACAGCGAGGTTTGTGATGGCGGTCGCTCCACTGATGCCGGTCTGCGAGTCGTTACCCGGCGAGTGTGCCCAACCGATGACACCGCGGGGCAAGTCGGTGTTGATGGCGTCGGCGACGCGGTGTTGCCAGTCGCGTAGCAGGCCCTGTTTCTCGGAGTGGGGGATCATGGGATGCGCCAGAACGCGTAGAACGACCAGTGGTTGAACGCTCCGGGGCTGGGGATGTTGTAGGCCCCGTTGCTGTTGATGGTGCCGATGCCGGTTGCGCCGTCCTCACTGCGGAACATGAGGATGCGCCGGTTGGCGGGTGGCCGGAATGCGGCGTCGATCGACCCGGAGCCGCCGGAGCGTCCGCCGTCGACTTCGGTGCCGATCCAGAACACGGTTCTGCCGACCCGCCACATGGTCGTGCCGCTGGGTGCCGTGTCGGTGGTCTCGTCGGTGAGCTTGGCGTTGGTGACTGCGCCGTTCTGGATCGCGGCGGTGTCGACGGCGTTGTTCGCTAGCTCGTCGGCGCCGACGGCGTTGGTGCCGATCTGGGTGGCGGTGATCGAGTTGTTGGCGATCTTGGAGCCGGCGATCGCGGCCGACGCGTTGATGTCGGCGTTGACGATCGTGCCGTCAGCGATCTTGGCCGAGGTCACCGCGCCGTCGGCGATCTTGACGGTGGTGATCTGGCCGTTGCCGATCTTGGCCGTTGAGACTGCGCCGTTGGCGAGGTCGGTGGTGGCGATCGTGCCGTCAGCGATCTTGGCCGAGGTGACCGAGCTGTCGGCCAGCTTGGCGGTCGTGACAGCGTCGTTGGCGAGGTTCGAGCCGGCGACCGGGAAGCGGGCCTCGAGTGCGGCGATGTCGGTTTCGTTGTCGTTGATCTGGTCGGCGATCTGGTTGCCCCAAGTGGAGGTGATCAGGGTGGCGGTAGTGACGTTGGGAACAGGCATACGGGGGCTCCTCAGGTGGGCAGGTGGTTGACGAACGGCACGGCGGTGGGTGCCAGTTCGTAGGTCGCGGTCCAGAGCGGGTGGCCGGGCGTGTGGAACGTGATCGTGTGCGTCATGGTCGTGATGTAGGCGCCCATGGCGACGCTGGTGCGCGAGTGCAGCGACCACGACGGGACGGCCCGCCAGTGCACGTCGGCGTAGATCATGAACAAGCTGTCGGGCTCGGTGACCTGAGTCATCAGCAGGCTTCCGGGCCACACCTCCAGGGTTTGGATCGCGGCGTGGGCAAGGGCCTCGGTCAACTCGTCGCTCTTGTTGATGAGGTCGAAGCGGCCGGTCGTGGCTTTGCCGTGACGGACGATCGACGCGGTGTCGCTGGCCTCTTGGGCGGTGCCGCCGCGGCGGGCCATCTGGACGCTGTTGATGACCTTGTCGCCGTTGCTGGTGATCACCGACTCTTGGTTCGAGCAGGCCGGGAGGCCGACCTTCCACTCGTGCGCCGAGCGCGACGGGTCGCCGGGAGGTGGCAGCTCACCGACGACCAGGGTCGGTCCGGCCGGGTACGACCACCAGCCGCCTCCGTCGAAGTCGAAGTTGGGGGTCGGCGGTACCTGGGGCCACCGGTGGGTGGTGGCCTCGGGCGATGCTTGGCGGTAGGCGGTGATCCGGCCGTCACGACCCGCGCGGACGACCGCGCCGACGCTGTCGCCGGTCTGGTAGATCTCCCCCAGCCGGTTGAGCGCCATATCCGTGGACTGGAGCGGGAAGCTGTCCCACTCGGCGAAGTAGGAGTCGTCGGCGGGGTTGTCGGGCGTGTGGAAGTGGTAGCCGAACGGCCAGTCGGCGGCGTCGGCCAGCCGCTCGATCCGCTCCGAGGCGGTGTCGTCGTTGCCCTCGACGCCCGGCAGCGCCAGCTCGTCGACGCGGGCGAGGAGCGCGAGCGTCTCGACGACCGTGATCTCGATGAAGGACTCCCGGCCGGCGTGTTCGTCGTGCTGGTCCCACGACTCGACCACACCGGTGAACTGGTGGATCAGGCCGACGGTGGGGCCGTAGGTGTCGATCAGGTCGGGGTGGAACACGATCACCCTGATCGGCATCCCCGGCCGGAAGTAGGTGTTGGTGGCGCGGTTGTCCTGCGCCCACGTGTTCGAGCCCCAGCTCCTGTACGGGTCGATCGACGACAGGAACGGGGGCGTGGTGTTGTCGACCGAGATGGTGCACACGCCGACTTCGGGTCGCGGGTAGCCGCCTCGTGACCATGCCAGGCCGCGTAGCCGCGGCGTGAGGTCTTGTAGTTCGCCTTCGCCCCACTGCCCGGCGTCCCAGTTGTCGGCGTCCCATACGGCTTGGTTGGCGCCGGGCCAGACCGCCTCGACGGCCAGCCGCCAGCCGGTCAACGGCCCGTTGTGGTGCGACCCGGCGGGCTCCCCATCAAAGAGGTATTGCATCCGCTCGAACGGCCGCAACGGCGTGCCGTGCGTGGGGTCGGGTATCTGGGCGAGCAGGTCGGCTACGGCGGTCATAGCCCGTTCCTTCGGCGGTGCCGCTCGATCGCCCGCACCACGTCGTCGGGCCGCGAGCCCTGGGGCATGTTGACGTACACGTTCGTGGTGCCGGCGTTGTTGCCGAGGATGCGGCGGGTCTGGGCGGCGGTATGCACGCGGGTGCCGGCGGGTAGCTCGGCCAGCTCGGGCCCGTCCTCGCCGAGCACCGCCAACCCACCCGGATGGTTCGGCGTGCCCTTGGCGTAGGCGCGCACGCCGCCGGTACTGGTGGTACGGACGTTGACGTTCACGACCCGTTCGGTCGGCATGTTGTTCAGCTCGTCGATCACCCCGCGGATCTGGTCGCGGACCTGCGGCAGGGTCGACCGGCCAGCGCTGTCGGCCATGCTCTCGTTCCAGAGCTGTTGGTAGGCGGCCGCGTCACGGACGGTGCCGTTGGCCTCGTCGGTCTCCTGGGCCAGCCGCACGGTCTCGTCGGCGAGCCGGATCGCGGCCTGGGTCGAGTCGTCGATCGCGGCGGCCCGGTCGTCCTCGCTGCTTTCGGCGTCGAACAACACGTCGACGGTGCGTTCGACCGCGGCCCGGTAGTCACGTTCGGCGTCACGCACCGCGAACCCGGCATCGACCGCGGCACGCCGGGCAGCCGACGCCCGCTCGGTCGCCTCCGTCAACGCCTCTTCGGCCCGGCGGGTTTCGTCGGCCTCCCGGCCCCGCTGTTCGAGCCAACGCGTGTAGTCCCGCTCGGCGGTGCTCGCCCGGCCGAGCGCGGTGACCTGTCCCTCGGTGGCCTTGGTGCCGTTCTTGGTGATCTGCTCCAGCTCGGCCTGGCGCTTGCGGGCGTAGTCGGCCGAGTCGGAGTAGCCGACGAGTTGCCTTTCGACCTCGGCCCACTCAGCGGCGTTCTTCTCGACTTCGGTGGAGCCCATTGCGATCGCGATCGCCAGGTTCCGGGCGCCGACTTCGCCTTGGCCCAACTTGGTGATCACGTCGTCCCACGTCAACCCGGACGCGGCGAGGGACTCGCGGAACAGATCGTTGGCCGAGAGGGCGTCGATGACGTTGTTGCGGAACGTCTCGATCGGGGTCGGCGACGCCTTGAGGGCGTCGTTCATCGCCCGCACGGCCTCCTCGGACTTCGAGGTTGAGCCGCCGAACAGGTCCATCGCCTTGGCCGCGGTCGACAAGGCGAGCACCGCGCCGGTCGCTGCGGCGACCCACGGGTTCGACAGCAGCGCCAGCTTGGCGGCCTTCAACGCGTTGACGACCTTGACCAGCGCCACCGACGCCAGCGCCGCGGCGGCACCCATCCCACCGAGCCCGCCGATCCCGGACTTGATCGGCCCTGGCAGCGAGTCGAGCACCCCGACCATCTCCGACGCGGTCTTGGTGAGGCCGGTCATCATCGGCAGCGCGCCCCGGCCGATCGCGTCGCCGAGGTTCTCCAGGTTGGCCTTGAACTGGACCTGTTGGCCCAACAGTTCGCCGGACTCGCGGCGCCACTGCCCTTCGATCTGGGCGTGCTTCTGCTTGAGTGCCAGGTTCACCCCGAGCACCCGCTCTTGCTGGGTGAGGGTGCCGGTGACCTCGATCCCGGCCTCGTTCAACAACAACGTCTTGAGGGTGCTCTCGCGGGCGTCGACCTGGTACTTCTGAAGCGTCTCGCTGGAGCCGTTGTAGGCCGAGCGGAGATCCTTCATCACCTGGTCGGGTGAGGTGTCCGCGAACGCGGCGAAGTCGGCCGACATCCGTAGGTGCTCGTTGATGAACCGGCTCAGCTCCTCGCCCGACAGCTTGGCGGCATCACCGATCCCGGCCAGCGTGGTCGAGTGCGTGTAGATCGCCCGGTCCGACATGCCGAACGCCTCGACACCGTCCTTGGCCCACCCGGCGACATCGTTGGCGACGGTCTCCCCAGCGATCTGATTCAGGCTGGCGAACGCGGCATCGGTCGACGCCGCGCCCTCGGACAGCTTGTAGAGACCACCACCGATCGCCAGCCCCGCGGCGGTGATCGCCGCCGCGTTGCGCTGCACGAACGTGCCCGCCCCGGACCACGCGGCCTTGAACTTGCCGGTGACGCCCTCGGCCTCGGAGATCTCCTTCTTCAGATCCTTCAGCGACTTGCGGGCGTTGTCGGCAACGACGTCGATCGTGACCTTGACCTTCTTGGCGAAGTTCATGACCACACCTCCGCGAGCACGCGGCCCATCTCGTCGTCGACACGCTTGGGGGTCTCCGCGTCGATCTTGCGGACCGCGACCGACCACGTCCGATGGCCCCGCGTTGAGCCCTGCCGGAACGGGCGCTCCCGGCTGGCCGTGCGCAGGCCGGCGGGCGTCCGATACACCTTGTGGGTCTTGCGCTTCGGCTGGCCGGCGGGCTTGGCCTTGCGGCCGTGCTCGAGCACACCCCACGGGCCCGACGGGCGCGGCTCCAACTCGGCCGTGTGGTCGCTGGTCAGCTCGTAGCCCGCGTTGAACCGGACCCGGCCCCAGCCCGACATACGCCGATCGCTGCCCACGTCGTTGCCGACCTGGTCGAGCACGTCACCCTTGGCGGCGAGCGCGACCCGACCAGTGATCTCCTTGAGGCGCCCGCCCGACAACGCGTCAGCCGTGCGACCGACTCGCTCGGCGAACCCCAACATCGTCAGGTCGCCGGCCACCGGTCAGCTCCCCGCGGAGGTCACCTTCGTCGGCCGGTCGAGCAACCGGAACGTGACTGTCTCACGGCCGACCGTGTTCTGCGTGCCGCCGATCGCGCTCGCGTTCACGAGCGCCACGGCCTCGAACGCCGGGTTCGCTTCGCTGATCGGACCGTCGCGGAACGAGCCCGAGATTTCGAGTGTGCCCTCGTCGTCGGCGAGCGCGTCCCAGAACAGCATCGCCATCGCCTCGGTCGCGTCGGTGTCCGACAGGTACTCAAGCTCGACTTGGTACTCGTCACCGCCGCCCGCCCACGTCTTGCGACGGCCGGCGGTCTCGGGGATCTCGATTTCGGCCCGCGAGCCGGAGATCTTCATGCTGATCAACTGGTCGTTGACGTCGACGTCACCGACGAAGAGGTTGTGACGGAGGATGAGCGGGGCAAACATGGGTAGGGGTCTCCTTACGAGATGAGAACTTCGAGGTTGACGACCGCGCCGATGTGCTCGGTCTGGCCGATCGTGATCGGACGGAATGAGTCGATGTCAGCCCACGTCGCCGCCTTGAACGTGGAACCGGCCAGGCCGAGCAGGTCGGCGGCCGAGGCGACCCCGGCCAAGAGTTGGGCCTCGCCCTCCGGCGTGTACGGGTTGCCGACGATCACGAACACCGGCAACAGCACGCGGAACAGGCGGGCCGACTCGGCGGTGATCCGCTGCGGCAGGCCAACCACCCACGCCGGAAGCTGAGCGACACCGGGCAGATGGTCGTAGCCAGTGAACCCCGCTGGCGCGAGACCGGCCAACTCCGAACGAGCGGCGGCGAGATCCATCAGGCGAACCCCACCGGAACCGACAGGCGGCGCTTGAGCCCGTAGTCGATCGACTGGGCACGCACCAGCGGGCCGCCCTCGAACTGGGCGACGCCCTGGGGCGCGTTGCGGCCAGCTATCCAGGTCTCCGCAGCGACCTCGATCACGGCTTGGGTCTCGTCGGGCCTCCAGCCGGCAGGATCACCGATCAGCCCGAACAAGGTCACGGCCCGCTCGGTGACCGCCGCGATGACGCGCTCCAAGACCTCGGCCTCAGGCGAGACGTCGTCGGGGGCGGGGACCCGGGCCCACAACGCGACGTCAGCAGCGGTCACCATCTCGGGTCAGCTCCCGACCGGGTCCGAGAGGTTGACGAAGCCGTCCTCGACACCGTGGAACGCGATGTAGCCCGAGTAGGCGACGTCGGTCGTCAGGTTGGTTGGCTTGACCATGCTCAAGAGCCCGTGGCGTTGTTCGTAGCCCTCGACCAGCTCACCGGCACCGATGATCCGGGTACCCGCCGGCAGGCGGCGCGAGGTCACCCACGACACCGACGAGTCGAGCGCCTCCAGGGCCTCCTTGACGACCGCCCAGCGGGTCCGATCGGTGGCGCCGGTCGGCACCGTCAACTCGGCCGCGGCGTCGGTCGACAGCCAGATCGTCAGCGGCACGTCATTGTCGATCGCCTCGCACACCGCCAAACAGCCCTGCACGAACGAGTCGACGACCGCGGCCGTGGTCGAGTCGTCGTAGCTCTCGTCAGCGGACGCCAGGTCGAGCAGATGCTCGACGGCAGCCGCCTCGGTGAACCGGGCGTAGACCTTGACGAAGTCGGCGACGACCAGGCCGAGCGCCTCCGGGGTGCTCCAGTCCTGCATTTGGCGAGACACTTCGAGCGTGCCGCCGATCGTGCGCTTGGTGACGGTCGCGCTGTCGACCTCGAACTTCTGGCTGGCGAGTGCGGTGGCCTCAGTGAGTTGCTCGCCGACCTCGACGTGCTGGGCGACGAACGGCCGCTCGAACGTCTTGCCGGCACCCGGCATGGTGCGCGGCGTGAAGCTCGACCACACCCGACGCCGGGCGTCGAACAGATCCAGCAGGGGCCCGACGATCGGCTCGGGCAAGATCCCAGCCACGTCCGCGGTGACGCCGGTGGCGCGGTCGATGTAGCGGGCCGCCCGGTTCACGAACTTCGCTTCGTCGCCACCGTTGAGCAACTCGGCCACCGCAGCGAAGTACTCGCCAGCGGTCAGCTCGGGCGACTCACCAGCCGGCGCCGAACGATGCACGGTGCCGTTCAACTGGCCGAGCAGCGAACCGGCTTCGAGCACCGACATGCGAGCGGTCGTCGCCGTCTTGATGCTCTCGTTGAGGGCGGCGGCCCGGTTCACCAGGTCGCCGTACGAAGCCTGCTCGGCCTCGGTCAGATCGCCACCGCGGGCAGCCGCGGCAGTGTCGATCGCGTCCATCTCGGAACGCAGCTCGGTGAGCTGCGACTCCAAAGCGAGAATGCGGGGAGTAGCCATAAGAGGGAATCACCTTTCGGGGACTCGACCTCGTGGTTGCTCCGGTGGCCCTCATGTGGTGGCCCTCACGGGCTCCGAGACGTGGACCGGGCGACGCTCCGGGGAGATCGTCAGGTTGTCGATATTCGGCCGGGCGGCCATGCCCTGGCACCCGGCCTACGCGTCAACGTAGCGAGCGCGCTCGTGCGCGCGGTTGCAGATGCCGCTACGCGTGTCCGTCTGCGATCACGGCTTCGACGACGGCGACAAGATCAATCAGTGCCAGATGTAGGTCCGTGAGCGCTCCCGACACGGCGACGAAAGCCATCGTCGGACGGTCCAGCTTCACCCACTCGAGCAGACTGTCATTCGAGCTAGCCAGTGCGTCGATGCTCCGCCGAACACGGGCCAGGCCCTCGACTTGCTCAGGCGTCAGCGCCATGACAAGGAACCTAGCTCGTCACAGGGCGAGCGACTGCCGGCGTCGGCGCAGTTCATCCAGCCGCGGGGTTCCCGGCTGGACCGATCGCACGAGCGTCACCTCGGCACCAGCGGCCAGCCCGGTGCCGACCGGCGAGAGGGCCAGTTCGGCGAGGCGGATTTCGGCCCGCTGCGTGATGCGCCCGTGGTACTGCGTCGACCGGTAGGTGGTGCGGAGCGGGTCGAACGTTACCGAGGCGTCGCGCCACTGGTCGATCTCGGCCAACAGGTCGTCACCGTCGCGGCCGAGGTCGACCACCGCCCGGAACAGGAGGGCACGCTCGTTGTCGCTCCGGTGGAACGACACCTCCCCGACCGCGACACCGCCATGCGCGGAGTGCAGTCGGGTCAGCGGGAACGCGGCGCGGTGCGAGAGCGTGCGGGCGTCGCTGCCGCGAAGCAGTTCCTCGTAGTAGCTCGAATGCCAGCCGTCGTCGGTCACGCGGCTGGGGTGGTTGTACTTGTAAGCGATGCCTTCGAGCGTGCGGCCGACGTGGTCGGCGATTTCGGTGGAGCGGTTGATCATGGGTGCTCGTCCTCCTTGGTAGACGGGCCGTTTACGTCGTCGTCGGGCTCGATCGGGTCGGGGTGGTTGCTACGGGGGCGACGCTCCTCCTCGCGCAGCTCCTCGTCCGTCCAGAGCCCCAGCGCCTTGCCCATCGTGTAGATCTCGTAGCGCTCCTTGGTCGAGACCTTGAGCAGCGCCTCGGCCTTGGCGCGGACGTAGTGGCCGGCCGGCAGTAGGTCGCTCATTGCTTCCTCGACCGAGCGGGCCCACGGCTGAAATGAGTGCATCAGCCGGGCGAGCTGGCGGTCGGTCAGGTTGGTGTAGTCGAGCGAACCGCCGAGGCTCGCGCCGAGGTCGGCGGGGTGGAGCCCGACCATCAGCGCCGCCTCGGCGACCGAGGTCTTGCGTGCCTCGACGTACTCGGCATCTTCGGGCGTCCACGAGATCGGCTCGACCTTCATCAACTTGCCGATCACGGCCGGCTTGCGGGTGCCGGAGGTGTGCCGGTCGATCCAGCGCTCTTGGACCGTCTCGGCCTCGTCGTTGGTGACCACGTCCTTGTCGAGCGAGATCACCGCCGAGGGGACGCCACCGCTCATGAAGCCGGAACGCGACCATTCGGATTCGGCAAGCTGGCGTTGCAGCGCGGAGCGGTAGCGCTCGATCACACCACGGCCCCAGAGCGAACCCCACGCTGCGCCGTGGCGGACGTGGAGCACGTCGCCGAAGTCGTAGCCCTGACCGTTGATCGTGTACTCGGGGACGCCCTTGCTGACGTCGAGGGCGACGGCGTCAGGGTGCGTCGGCACAAGTTGGCGGGCTTGGCCAGTGGCGTCGAAGTCGGCGAGCACCGCGAGGCCGTTGCCGCGCATGATCGTCACCGCGACCAGTCCGGTGTACCACTCGAACGCTGGCATCAGCGACGACGGGCGGGCGATCACCGTGGGCGTCGGGACCAGCTCGCCGCGGGCGTTGAACACCTCGGCTTCGACGAGCATCGACGCGACCGCGTGCGAGACGAGATCGACCGCGGCCTGTACGGCGGCCAGCCCCGACACCGTCGTATCGGTCACCGTCGTTGCCGACTGGGCCAGCTCAGCGCCGAGGAACGTCGCCAGTGCCTCGGGGGCGAAGATCCCGGCTTGCGGGATCGGAGCCGGTGGTCGCAGGCCACGCGGGGCGGCGCGGTCGATCAGCTCGGGGCGGCGGTGGCGGAGAACAGGGGCGGGTCGCATGGGTACCTCAGATTCCAGCGAGGAAGTCTTCGATGGGGTGGTCGATCGTGGACAGGTCGTTGGCCGCGGCCCAGCACAAGACGAGTGCGATGCACGCGTCGATCTTCGAGCCGAACGCGGGCTTCTCGAGTACGAAGCCGCGGTTGCAGTAGCGGCGCCGGGCGTTGGTGACGTGGAGCGTCAACGTCTCGTCGCCATTGTGCGTCACCCGTGTGCGCCGGATCGCCTGGTATGCAGCGCCGCATACCGGAGCCATCCGCTGCTCGGTCGGCGGCACCGAGACCATCGGCAGGCCGTCGCGCTCGAGTTGCGGCGCGTTGTAGAAATAGCTGGGATCGAACCACACGGCCTTGAGGTCGTAGCGGCCAGCAAGCATCGTCAGATGGTCAGCGATCTCGGCGAGGTCGATATCGGCGTCGGTCGTCGGCGTCCACACCCTGCACGCGACGTGGAGCCGGCCGTCGTCGCGAAACTGGCCGTGCACGACTGCGGCGTGGTCGCGTGACTTCGCCACGTCGACGCCGGCGAACACCGGTCCGCCCTCCCGGAACGTGTGCGCCTGTTCGCCACGCATCCAAACCTCGTACCCGTCGCCGGTCTCCTGGTCGTTGTCGTCAAGGGAGTTGAGCCAGCACGATTTCGAGCCTTTGGGTTGCTGGCACAATCTGTACGCGCGGAACTGCTGTTCGGGCAACAGGGCGAGGTCGGCCCGGATCGCTCCGATGCCAGGCATCCCAAACGGGAGACCCGGCGACGCCTGGTGCCACTGGCGTTCGTCGCGGTGGTCCTTCTGGTCGGAGATGTACTCGGTGAGCCGCACGCCCTCGATCGCCTCGGCCTCGCCGTGCACCGCCCGCTGAACATGCAACAGCGCGTTGTCGGGCGTGAACGACGGCGTCGTGATCCCGATCAACTTCGCGCCAGCCGGCGACGCCTCACGCTTGCCGAGCCGGTTCATCAGCGCGCCGAACGTGTCGACCGAGTGCTCCGACACCTCCTCGAGAACGGCGCGGCTCGGGTTCAGACCTTGGAGGCCGGCCGGCTTGCTGGCGATCGGGAAGCAATGTGAGCCCATCCCCGGCACGTACACGCCCCGGCGGGTGCCCTGGCCCTCCAGCACCTCGGCGCGCTCGGCCAGCTTCGGGTTCAGCTCGACAAACCGCTTGACCTTCCCCCACGTCGTCAGCACCGCCTGCGTGATCGTCTCGGCAACCACCGGGACGTTCGCCTCCTCGTCGAGAAACAGGTGCGCCGTCACGTAGGCGCCGAGCGTCGTCGTCTTGGCGTTCCCGGCGGCGATCACGGCGATGTCGCACGTCGTCGACGAGTCATGCCACGCCTCGACCAGATCGAGCTGATACGGGTGCAACGTCATCGACTGGCGCGACTCGGGGAGCACGCACTCGCGCTGAATGAAGTCCACGATCGACCCGACCGTGACCGGCCCCGGCCGCACCGGAGACAGCTCGACCGTCGAACGCCTCACGACGCCACCGCCGCGGGAGTGTGTGGAAATCTTGAAGCGGCGGGGTGCGGTGGGGTGGCGCTGCTCAAAGAACGACGACCCATGCGTAGCTCTCGGCGCTCCCGGGCGGTGGTGCCGCCCCACACGCCGTACGCCTCGTGGAGGTTGGACTCCAGGCAGGTCTGGCGTACTGGGCAGGGCTGGCAGATGGCTACTGCGTCGGCGTAGCGGGCGTGCTCGCGAGGGAACATCACCTCGGTGGGCACGTCCCGACAGGCGGCGTCGTCGTGCCACTGCGGGCGGCGGGGCAGGGTGATCACTCGGGCGTGCCCTCCAGCGCCGTCAAGCGGGCGCCGTGCTCATCGAGCCGGGCGAGGATCTCGGTGGTGCTGGCCTCCAGGCGGTCGAGCACGTCACGGGCGGACGAGCCGTGGTTCGGGCGCAGTTCTTTCGACGCCCGGCGTGAGCCGAGGTACGAGCCGCCAAGCGCGACGATGCCCAGCGCCACGGTGCGCAACTCCGGGCCGATCTCGATCACCGCGGCGATCATCGGCGGGCCGCCTTGCGGGTCGAGAGCCACCAGCCCAGGGCATGAGTTGTCGTCCAGGCCGCGGTTCCGGTGGCGGCGATAGCGAGTACTTCGATCATGGTTGGCCCTCCTCGGGGTCGGTGTCGAGCTGGTCGGCGCCGGTGAGTGCGGCGACCTGGGCGACGAACGCCGAGGCGTCGACTTCGATCTCGACTACGGCGGCCTCGGGGTCGTCGACCGGCTGGCACCAGCGCCAGGCGTCGAGCCGGGCGAGGTAGCCCTGACGAGATTCGCCGGCCTCCCAGATCGGCTTGCGGTCGCGGTCACTGGTCAT